CGTTTGTTATGTTCGGAATGGTTAAAGGAATTAAAAGAGGCTCAGGGTGGGCAAGAGTAGAACTTGTAGACGAAACAGGATCTATCGGTCTATTCCATAATGAGCAGACACAAATTGAAGTTGGTCAAATGTACTTTATTTTAGTTGGAGATAACAGAATTGCTAGATACATAAAGGTATCAGATATTGATCCATCTTCTAATGACATGTTTGTTGATTACCTATATCGAAAAGAATACGACTTGGATGAAGATGAGTATATTGTTGTTAACTTTACTCCATATACTACAAAGGCTGGCAAGACAATGAGTCACATAGTTTTGTCAAATAGAAATAAAGAGTTAACTAGAGCTATTGCTTTCCCAACCATGTATAAGATGACACTTGCAAAAATGCGTGAGGGAATGAAGTGTAAGGTTGTTCTGTCAAAATTAGATGACGGAACTTTAAATGTAAAGGAAATAAAATGAGTGATGTAAAGATTGAAGATGTTTATGCTCAGCTAAATATTACTAAGATCTTAGTGGCAACAATTCAAAGTCTTGGTGAGATAACTTTGCCAGTTACAGATTTTTTAAACGCAACTAATGAAGATAAAGAATTACAGGTAGACTATAACCAGGCTGACAACACATTTACCTTTAAGCTAAAACAAAAAGATTAATATTTTTAGGCTTCACATCCGCCTGTTTAAATGGTATACTAATAGAGAGAAGAAAGAATAAATATGACTATTTCACTAGAAGACATAATGGCAAAGCTAGACCCAAAGACACGTGCAAGAGTTCAGTCAGCACAAAATGTAGAAGTGCATAAGCAGCTAACTCCAAGCATTGGATTAAATGTTGCGCTAAAGGGCGGTCTTGGATATGGTAGGCAGGTTTTAGTCTGGGGAAATAAGTCTGCTGGTAAGTCTTCTTTTTGCTTACAGATGATAGCCTTAGCTCAACAAGAAGGAAAGACATGTGCTTGGATTGATGCAGAAGCATCTTATGATCAAAAATGGGCGGAGCAGCTTGGAGTAGATTCATCTTCTCTTATTTATTCACAAGCTAAAACTGTAAATGATATGGTAGATGTTGGCGTCAAGCTTATGGAAGCAGGGGTTGATGTTATTGTGGTTGACTCCATATCAGCCTTGCTGCCAGGCATATATTTTGAAAAAGATGGAAATGAAATGAAAGATTTGCAAGACACTAAGCAAATCGGAGCAGAAGCAAAGGATATGACTCATGCAGTCAAAATGTTAAACTATGCAAACAAAAATACACTATTGGTTCTCATCTCACAGCAAAGAAATCAATTTGGATCTATGCATGCCTCCCATATCCCGACAGGCGGAATGGCAGTTAAGTTCTTCTCTTCCACCGTCATTAAGTTATGGTCTTCGGAAGCTGAAGCTAATGCGATTAAAGCGGGCGTTGCGGTTGGTGACAAGATCATTGAACAAAGAGTTGGCAGACCAGTCAATTGGATTATTGATTACAACAAGCTCGGCCCCCCTAATCTTTCAGGACAATACGACTTCTACTACCAAGGAGAATCCCTAGGCGTTGACCGTATTGGAGAAACTTTAGATGTTGCAGAGATGTACGGATTAGTTGAAAAAGGCGGAGCATGGTATACAATTAATGGTGAGCGTTTTCAGGGAAGGGCAAAAGCAGTAGCCTATCTCCGTGAAAATCCAGAAGTTTCTGGCGCTCTGATTGAGGAAATTAATGCCAAATCTTAATGAGTTTATTAATAGCCCACGAGTTATTAGTAAAAAAAATTTAGAGTCTATCCATGGCGTTAAGCCGTGCTCTAAGTGTGACAAGGATGCAGAAGAAGCTTTCTGGGACCCAGACACTATGGTTCTTGCATGGGAATGTCCAGACGGGCATGCTAATGAAGTAAAGGTGGGCTAGAATGTCATACAAAGATATAGAAAAGATAGTGGTTGCCCCACAAATAGTTGTATACAAAAACATATTTAAGCACAGTCAAGAATTAATAGACTTGGTGGAAGAAGACAGAGAAGACTCAGTACTTGACCCATGGAGAGAATGGTACCATCAGGGTAAAAGAAAAGGGATGTTTTTTAATGGTAAAGTAGATTTAAGTTCTGGTAGCAATTTGGCTATTAAAGAGAAACAATACTTAAAAGAAATTTATGACATAACTAGCTTTATAAATGAAGATTATCTAAAAGAATTTAAAGATAGTGGCATATGGCCTAATTTTATTTTAGACTGGAGTAAGCTAGATACTATAGAAGATCAAATATACATAGACTACTTTAAGTATGAGTACGAAAAAGAAAAAGTATTTGGTAGACCTGAAGGACAGCCTTTAATGGATTACCACATTGATGAATTGCCTATACCAAATGAAATTAAAATGAGAAGGCATGTTGCAACAATTAATTTTTATCTAAACGATAATTATTTTGGTGGAGATATATGCGTATATGACGATGTTTCTAAAAAAAGCTATAGGTACAAGCCCATGGCAGGAGATGCAGTTATAATGCCGTCAACAGAACCATTCTACCATGGAGTAAAACAATATTTTAATGCTGATAGATATTTTGCAAGAACATTTATTGACTATGTTTCTGATAATCATATACCTTGGGAAAGTAAATATATAGTAGCAACTAGTGATGATTTTCATATGTCAGAGTCTGAATATGTAGGACAAGACTTGCAAATTATTAAAATAGATGCAAATGAAATTGTTGTGGGCGAGGGATTTAACAATGTCTGAAAGAGCAGAAGTTAAAAGAGATGGCGCAAAAGCCCAAAAAAATTCTGGGAGAGGCGATTATCAAAAGGGTGACGCACAATGGAACCAATTCTTAGTTGATTACAAGGAAGCTGGATCAACATTTACATTAAACAAAGATATATGGGCAAAGATATGTACAGATACCTTCAAGGTCAATAGGGATATGCATCCAGCATTAAAAATAATTATTGGATCTGAAAGCAAGGTTCGCCTTGGTATAATAGAGTGGGCAGTTTTAGAAGACTTAATAGAATTTTGGGAGAAGAATAATGTATAACCTAGATGTTTATTTAGACAATCCAGATGGACCTTCCGCAAAAATAAGACCACTTGTAATGCAAAGAGAGTGGATGCATGACACAACTTATAATTGCGATCCAGTTGGTATGGCCAATACGCTTGGATACGGAATTTATTACGATGAAGATATTTCGTTTAAATGGAATGGGTCTAGGGCAGATCCAGCGGAGCCTATAACTGGAGCTGAGCATGTTTGGGTTGGTAGAGGAGAAGGCACTGTAAGCTTTATAACCAATTTAATTTTTAGAACTGATGAAAATACAAGTGTTATTACTATGCCAGTTCCAAATCAAAAAATAGATGGAGCACAGGTAGTAAGCACCATCCTGTCAACTTCCGTTTTTACTGGAACATTTTCTGTAGTATGGAAACTAGACCACGCAGACAAAGAGTATTTTGTTCCAGCTGGCACCAATATCGCCTGCATACTTCCTATTTCGTTGGGAGCTATACAAGATTCTGTTGTGACTATAAAGAATACACCTGCTCCATTTAAAAGAATACATGACAATGTAGACTACATAACTTACCTAAAGGGTTTAAACGCAAAAGGAATCAGGCCAAGAATGTATAAGAAAGCCATTGATCACCTTGGCAACACAATTGGTAAACATGAGGTAGCAAAAATTAAACTGCACGTAAATTATGAAAAGGACAATGAAGATGGAAGATAAGAATACTTTAGAGCTAATTAGTGACATTACAGAATTTAACGATCTACATGAGTTCATGAAAGATGAGCATCTGGATAAAGCCTTGGCCATTGTAGTAAAAATATTAATGAATCCAGATGTACCGTCTGCAAAGGCTCCTCATTTAATTATGGAGCTTCAGGCAATGTCTACTAAATTTGCCGTGCTTGCATCAGTTTATTCTACTATTGCAAAAGATAAAGCTGGCACAGAAAATAATAATAAGAAAAATATTTACTATTCAGTTAAAGAGTCCATAGACAAACTCGTAGATGCACTTAAGTATGTAGTTAGGTACAATTCATAATGATAAAAGACATTTTGCTTTCAACATTTACTGGTGCAATTCTTGGAGGCATCTTTGCAGCTTTTAAACTTCCAGTTCCAGCCCCACCATATTTCCCTGCAGTAATGGGAATTGTAGGTATTTGGCTAGGTGCAGCATTGGTATTTAGGTTTACTAATGGCTAGAGATATTGTAAAAAACCTTAAGTTTAAAAAACATACTGGCAACTTCTTTGATCCAGAAAAATTTGCACAGCTACTTGATGAATCTTATAGGAATACAAAGCGTCCCGACGGTGATACTACAAAGAAATCATTTAGCCCAAGTTCATTAGGATATGGCCACGGCACATGCCCAAGATATTGGTACATGGCATTTACTGGTGCAGTTTTTATTGATGATAATGATGCTGTTGCAGTAGCAAATATGGCTCAGGGAACTCAGGCGCATGAAAGACTTCAAAACCTTATAAAGACAATGCCAGAATGGAGAGCGGAAGAAGAAGAGATTATCAATGAGTATCCTCCTATTCGTGGCTTCATAGACTTGATTATGGAGTATGATGGCGAAACTGTAATTGGTGAAATTAAAACTGCTAAGCAAGAAGTATGGGATACAAGGCAAGCGGAGATGAAGTCGTCCCCCAACCACATGCTGCAGTTGCTTACATACATGAAGCTTAAGAATGCTAAAGAAGGCTTCTTTTTGTATGAAAATAAAAATACGCAAGAGATATTAATTATCCCTATATCAATGAATGATAAAAATAAGGCAATTATTGAAGATGCTTTCCAATGGATGAGAGACGTATGGGACAACTTTAAAGAGGGAGATCTGCCAAAGCGTCCAGAAAATGCAACAAAATACAAACTGCCTTGCACCTATTGTCCAGTAAAGAAAGAGTGCTGGGCAAAGGGTTCCAATCCTGGAACAGTTGAGATTGATCTGATGAAGGTTTCTAAATAATGATATGCCTAAATGTAGAGTGTGGCATAGATTTTGAGTCTAAAACACATAATCAAAAGTACTGTTCTGACGAGTGTTGCAGAGTGGCAACCAATAAAAGAATAATGGAAAAGTATTACGAAAAAAAAGCTATTAAAAATGGCGCTCCAAGAAAATGCAAAGGTTGTCCAGGACTATTGAGCAGATATAATACTGACCTATATTGTGCTAAATGCATGAAGTCTAATGCTTCAAAAAATAAAAAAGACTTAATGGGGATAATAGATGACATTGGCTAGTCTTGTAAAAACAAAAGCAAGCAGAGTGCTAGGTATAGATGCATCTACAAACTCCGTTGCATTTTGCTTAATGGAAAACGATATACCATTAAAGTGGGGTAAATTTAATATTGTAGGAAACAATATTTATGAAAAAATATATGATGCTAAAGTAAAAACATCAGCCATGCTAGATGAACTTAAGGCGGACTATATAGTTGTAGAAGGAGCAGTTCTAGTAAGATCAGCAGATGCTGTAATTAAACTATCATATGTTTATGGAGTTGTTATTGCTGAATTGATGTCCACTGGAGCTGAGGTTATAACCATATCTCCAACTGCATGGCAAGCATACATTGGAAATAAGAACCCAAGCAAAGAGGAAAAGGCGGGTATTAGAATAAAGAATCCAGGATACGCAGACTCATGGTATAAGAATCAGTTAAGAAATATGAGAAAGCAAAGAACAGCAGATTACTTTAATAAAAAATACTCCATCTCGCTTGACGATTTTGACGTTGCCGATGCATTTGGAATTGCACATTACTCAAATCAGGTACTGACAAAAAGATGAAGTTATATCAAAATAAAGACTGGCTTTATAATAGATATATTATTCAGAAAAAAACAATAATAGAGATAGCCAACGAATGCTCTGTTTCCCATATGACTATTCAAAGATATATTGATAAGTTTGGTTTAAAGATCAGGCGTTAATTGACTTTTTAGTTGACTAGAAGTATAATAATTTAATGAGCGAAATAGAGCCTTCAGTACACTTCGACAAAATGAATAGAGTAGTTTCTGAATTACTTAAGGGTAATTCAGCCACTCAGATTGCCACAGTCACAGGATTTACTAGAAAAGAAGTCCTTGAGTATATTGACGAATGGAAAGCTGTCGTACATAACGATACAAATGTTAGAGACCGTGCTAGAGAAGCCTTGATGGGCGCAGACCAACACTACGACATATTAATAAAAGAAGCTTGGAAAACCGTAGAAGATGCGGACACACAGGGGCAGCTTAACGTAAAATCTGGAACACTCAAGCTAATTGCAGATATAGAGTCTAAAAGAATTGCAATGCTTCAGGCGGTAGGAGTCCTTGAAAACAATGAGATTGCTTCCCAGATACTAGAGAACGAAAGAAAGCAAGAGATGCTTGTTGGAATATTAAAAGAAGTAACATCAACCTGCAATCACTGCAAAGTAGAAGTTGCAAAAAGGCTTTCTCAAATTACTGGATTAGTCGAACCAATAGTAATTTCTCAGGAGGCATCCAATGCTTAACCTAGAAAAAGCAATTATTGTTGGCCAAGATATATATGCTTATCCTAATTTTATAACACAAGAAGAGTGCAAGCAGATAGTTAATTTGATTGAATCAATACCTGAAAGCAGTTGGAAGAAAAGTCTTAATGAAGCAGGGTTTGGCTACGAGATATCATTCTATGATATACCGCAGATAGAAGAAATAAATAAGCGCCTTAAGTCAATCTTAGATCCAGATGTGTATTTGAATAGCTCTGTATATCCAACTAGAATGCAGCGTGGACTAGTTGGCACACACCATTCAGACGATTTTGATTTTTTAAACGTAATAGAAGCAAGTAAAAACTTAAAAGACGGAGAAGATTTTAGGCTTGTAGAAAATAATATTGCTGGATTAATTATGTACTTCAATGACTTTGAAGGCGGAGAACTGTACTACTCTAATCAGGATATAACATACTCTCCAAAGGCTGGAGACCTACTTATACATAGCTCCAGTGTGCATTGTAAGCATCAGGTGCAGGAAGTAAAAAGTGATGTTAGATACTCACACTCAGGAAATCTATTTCGGTTTATAAAAGTCCCAAAGGACTTCAGTAATGACGCTTGATTTTTCTGATTTTATAGAAATCTTAGACGGTGACGAGTTTGAAGAGAAGCCCGTAGATTTGCAAACTTTTGTTACTAGCCCAGATTATCTTGGACTTCCACCACTTTCAGAAAATCAATATACTTTAATCGCAAGAAGCTCTCAGATATACAAAGAGTCTACATTAATTAAGCTATATGGCGAAGAGCTAGGCAAAAAAATGTTTAAGCAGACCTGCGTTGAAGTTATAGCTCAACTAGGAAAAGGATCTGGAAAAGATTACTCTTCAACTATTGCTGTAGCCTACATAGTTTACTTGTTGCTATGCCTCAAAGACCCAGCAGCATATTACGGAAAGCCCCCAAGAGATGCCATTGATATTTTGAACATCGCTATAAATGCTCAGCAGGCAAATAACGTTTTCTTTAAAGGTTTTAAGATGAGAATTGAAGTTTCACCTTGGTTTGCTGGCAAGTATACAGATAAGGCATCAGAAATTAAATTTGATAAATCTATTACAGTGCATTCTGGGCACTCAGAAAGAGAGGCCTGGGAAGGCTATAACGTTTTAGTAGTTATCCTCGATGAAATTTCTGGATTTGCAACAGAAAATACAAGTGGCCATGACCAAGCTAAAACAGCTGACGCTATATATGACATGTACCGTGCATCAGTAGACTCTCGTTTTCCAGACTTCGGGAAGGTTATATTGCTTTCGTTCCCACGCTTTAAGAATGATCCAATACAAAAATTTTATCAGTCTGTAATAGCAGAAAAAGAAACAATTATTAGAACAGAAATATTAAAGTTAGATCAAGATTTACCAGATGGTACTGTAGGTAATGAGTTTGAAGTTGCATGGGAAGAAGATCATATTATTTCTTATGTGTACCCAAGAGTGTTCGCTTTAAAAAGACCGACATGGGAAGTAAACCCTACAAAAAAGATAACAGATTTTACAGTGGCGTTCCACAAAAATCCAACAGATGCTCTTGGCAGATTTGCATGCATGCCATCAGACGCAGTTGATGCATTTTTTAAGTCTAGGGAAAAAATTGAAAAAGCTTTTAATAAAGCGCATTTAGCCGTTGATAATTTTGGAAGACTAGAAGAATGGTTTAAGCCAGAGCCAGACAAAGATTACTTTATACACGTAGACTTAGCACAGAAGCATGACCACTGTGCAGTAGCAATGGGGCATGTCAATAGGTGGGTTGATGTAAAAGTTACAGATACATACTCTCAGCCTGCACCAATTGTAGAGATAGATGCAGTAAGATTTTGGACTCCAACCCCAGATAAATCAGTAGATTTTACAGAGGTTAAAGACTATATTTTATCTTTAAGAACAAGGGGATTTAATATTAAGGTTTGTACATTTGACAGATGGAATTCTCATGATATGATGCAGCAGCTAAAACAGTATGGTATAAATACAGAAATCCTATCTGTTGCTAAAAAGCACTATGACGATATGGCTATGGTAGTATTAGAAGAAAGATTATCTGGCCCCCACATACCTTTGCTTATAGATGAACTGCTTCAGCTAAGAATAATGAGAGATAAGGTAGACCACCCACGCAAAGGATCAAAAGACCTTGCAGATGCCGTATGTGGTGCCGTGTATAATTCAATAAGCAGAAGCAGGATGAGAAGAGATGAAGAGATTAAGATTCATGACTATGAGTCTATGAGCTATGACAATGATTTTGGGAATAGCGATGGCGAAATAGAGTATGTTCAAAACATGATTAGGGCTCCAAGGATGCCAGAAACTTTAGCAAGATCAATAGAAAACATGGAGATAATATGAGCGAGTACCAAGAAAGAGCAAAAGAATGTAAGTGTTGCACAAAACATGTGCCTCTTCCAACCACCCTTAAGTCTTATAATGAAATAGTTTTGTGTCCAACAACATACTATAATGTATTAGAATATAAAAGAATATGGGACTCGTATGGGTCTCGTCCAGCTGGCAGCGTAAGAAAACATTTCTCTGAATATGTTCAGTCAATAGTAGAAGGTATAATTACAGGAGAATAAATTGATAAAGATTAAATACTATATTTACAAAATAAAGATAAAGTTTAGCCGCAAGAAAAAAAATGATGGGCCAAAGTACATTTACTAATGTCTATTATACTAGGAATTAATGAAACATCTCACGATGCATCAGTATCTTTAATTAAAGATGGAGAGATATTATTTGCTGGTCATGCAGAAAGATATAGCAAGCAAAAAAATGACTGGTATGTAAACAGCGACCTTGTTCAGGACGCCTTATCATATGGGGTACCTGATCATATAGCCTACTATGAGAAACCGCTTCTAAAGGCCTCTAGGCTATTTATTAGGGGTGGTGCTGGAGACTGGAAGCCAAAGTTTGAAATGCCAGGAGTTCCTAGAAAATCATTTAAGCATCACTACTCTCATGCCTGTGCTGGATATTATACAAGCCCATTCTATGACGCTGTAATTGTTGTTCTTGATGCAATTGGTGAGTATAATACCTCAACAATATGGGTGGGCGAAGGAGAAAGAATTAAATTAAAGTATAAGGAAAATTATCCAGTAAGTTTTGGACTATTTTATTCAGCATTTACTAAGCTAATAGGACTGATGCCAAATCAGGAAGAATACATTATGATGGGTATGGCCGCATATGGAGATTGGACTAGATACTATAAAGAGATCAATGAATATTTCCCTTCAATTAATAAGCAGTCATACAACTTCCATAAAGGAATAACTGACTGGAATATTCCAATGTCAGAACAAGATAGATTTGATATTGCAGCAGCAGTCCAAGTTGTTTACGAACAAAGACTTAATGATTTTATGCGTATGGCTAAATCTATTACTGGTAAAAGCAATCTAGTATTTATGGGAGGGTGTGCATTGAATTCATCAGCCAACACTCTTCTATGGAAAATATTTAAAGATATTTGGATAATGCCAAACCCAGGAGACGCTGGATCATCTTTAGGCGCAGCAGCAGCACTTTATGGCAAACACATAGAGTGGAGAAACCCGTATCTTGGTTACGATTTAGGTGGCAAGTACCCAGTGCAGGAGATAGTTGACGGGATACTTAAGGATGGAGTTGTTGCTGTAGCAAATGGCAGAGCTGAGTATGGCCCAAGAGCTCTAGGTAACAGGAGCATACTTGCAGATCCAAGAGATCCGTCGATTAAAGATAAGGTAAACTTGATAAAGCAAAGAGAGCTTTTTAGGCCGTTTGCTCCAGTCATCATGGCAGACCACGCATCTAAATGGTTTGATATGAATTTTGAAAGTCCTTACATGCAATATACAGTAAAGTGTTTGAGGCCAGATAAGATACCATCTGTTGTGCACGAAGATGGAACATCTAGAGTTCAAACAGTTACTATGGAGCAGCATAGAGGACTCTATATGGCTTTAAATAAATTTTATTTAAAGACTGGCGTCCCAATATTTTTAAATACTAGCTTGAATATAAAAGGGCAGCCCCTTTTAAATGATGAGCAAGACACTATTGACTGGCAGGCACACTATAGGTATAATATACTAACAGGTGCTAGTAGCTCAGTTGGTTAGAGCCCCAAACTCATAATTTGGTCGTCGTAGGTTCGAGTCCTACCTAGCACACGATGCCTTTGTAGCTCAGTGGATAGAGCAGCAGGTTTCTACCCTGCGTGTCGGAGGTTCGATTCCTTTCAGGGGCACCAATTGTTTATTAAAAATGGTATACTAATATAAGCGCACAGATTATAGAAAGA